GATGGGATAAACTTGGCTTCTCCGCAACAAGCACACTTCCGCATGGGCAGCGATTGCAGCGACACCTGCATTTTAAATGCCTTTTGTTCCATTCAGTTAATCCTCCACAGTAAAAATGTTATCCCTTACTTGATCCATCCACATACATCGAACAATCAATGAATGCACCAGCCCTCCTACCGCCATTATAGCGGGGTCTCCCTTCTTGAATTGTCTGTGCTGTACTTTCAGAATCTCATTTCCCCCGAAGGCAAAACGGTCTGATCTTATCGCTTCATTCAGCGTCCGCCTATAATTTTCAAAAATTTCCGGGCAGTAAAAATCCTCCGGGGGCGCAACCAGTATTGCCCCGTTATCTCCATATTTTTTTATTAACTCTTCATTCAATAGTGCCAATCGTGTGGTGTGCTTATCGGGATCACCTAAGAATGTTTGGAGTAGTGCTGGCTGCAACCCAAATCCATACTCTTCGCGTAATCTCAATATATGAGCAAACAGTTCCGAGATATGCTCGCTTTCTCCTTCTCCCATCAGGCGGAACCACGCATTTTGGATTGGTCTTTCGGACTTCACAACTGCCACTACCGCAACATAGCCAGGACGGCCTTTGTCCTTATCGGTGTCTTCCGTCGGCCAACCAATACAACCAAACAAATCGTAATACTTTTGGCCGGTATCCACATGCTCAAAATACGACGGACGCTCAACAAACGGACGACCGGTAACAATCGCCTCGTCAATTCTGGCCTGTCTCAATTCCCATGCGTCCGGCGACGTTATTTTTTTAATCTTAATCATCTATCTCATCCTTGTACTGCATACCGCCATACCCAACCGCAAAAGTGATAAACGCCGACGCTCCGTGAGAGCTCCAATCGTGCAATGGCCGATTACTTAATTTCTTCTTTTCCTCGTCGTATTCAGCGCGATAGTTCTTTAGGGCTGATATCCCCTGGGAACATTTATCCTTATCGAACCAACAGAGTGGTAAAATATTTCGTACTGCGGGAATCTGAAATTGAATGATTACATCAATGTTTTTGGCACGTTTGACGACAATAACTGGGTTAATTCCCAAGTCTTGCGCAATTTCCCGGCGCGACTGGGCAATCGCGGAGTTAGTCATCTCGCGGGCGTTGGCGTCATGCGGCATATAATGATTACCGTATTCATAGTGTTTGGATTCCAGAATTTCGGCGTAATGCTCCAGCCCGTAACCGGAGTTTTCGTAATAATCAACGACGTGGTGCTTACTGCCGATATGCTGGATAAACCAGATTGACATCGAGTCATCGACGCCCAGATCCCAAAATGTATCAACTTCGATTCCTTCCTGGTATTGCACATGAGTAATCCTTCCCTCGTTCTCTGCCCGGACCATTTGCTTGGCAAAATACGCGCCCAGCACGGCGCCCTGAAACGAGCACATATATTCCTGCTGGTACATCGCCTCGCCCATGTCATCGCCAAACGTGGCAATAAGCTCAGCCCTGATTTGACGCAGTTTTTCAGCAGTAAATACTGGCGTTTGACGCGCCGTAAGTATTTCGCCGAACCATCCCGGTGTGGACATAGCCATGCGCACCAGTGAGTGAAAATGGTTGTCTCCGCGTGATGTTGAAATAAACGCAGCCCAGCCGCCGTTTTCCTCAAGTATTGGTGATAGATACGCCCAGCATTGCGGGTTACTTAGTGCATATTCCGAGAATGTTATCCCAATCGGTGGTGAACCTACCAGGGCATTATACGTATCCGATCCCACGAGTTGCCAGGTCGAGCCATTGACAAACTCAATAAACATATCGGTATTCCGTATGCTCTTGCGGATTTCCTGTGGAAATGCCTCATCGATTCTTTTTCTGCCGGTGCGTGGATTGACGGCCTCCCAGATAGCTTTTCGACATTGCTTATATTCAGGCAGTAAATGCCAGTAATTCCCGACACGCTCAAACGCTTTCGTGGAACTCGTGTACAGGCATATTTCGTCTTTTCCCCAGCGCCTATGAGCGCATTCAACGGCGCGTAAGCCGGGGCGATCCTGCTGTAAATATTCCCACAATCCCATCTGGTCATCACGGGGTTCCCAGTTATTTGCCGGTAGTTCTGTCATTTTTTCTTTTTGCTCCGGTAAAATTTTTTTATAGTAATATTAAGGGGTTGCAACAAATCAACTTCTTTCTTATCGGTAAATAACTTAAAATATTTACCGAGGCGTTCTAGGTTCGACCCCTTATCTGGTAGTTTAATTTTGGTGAGCACAGCAACACCATCTTGTTCCTCCCCGACAATTTTATGGTACGTTTCTATGGACGAAATAACGGCAGCATCATCAGGGTTAATCTCATCAATCGGTTTCAACCGGCCATCAGCATCAAAAAATCTTCGTGGGTCGTAAAATGACAGTTTTGCAATTTCTTGCAATACTCTGTCTCCAGATATTTCGAGCCGTTTATTTCTCTCATCACGTAACTCCTTAATTCTCTTCTTAATGTTAGGATTTGCAAATATTTTAGACGATTCAGTTCTTGCGGAATCATAATTCTTAGTGCCATAAGTGTGCATATACGCCCGCACCTGATTTTCAGCGAAATCTGCAACAAATTCACGGCATAACTGCTCTTCCTTCGCGCTTAATGGTTCCTCTGCGGTGATTTTTTTAACCTTACGTTTAACTGTTTTTTTCTTGACAGTTTTTCCGGGTTTCTTTCCCACTGTTAATCACTCCTTCAGCAATCTCATTCTAGCGTTGGCCGTCTTGATTGCCAGTGCTTCATCTCCCGTATCCTGGAGCACTCTATTCGCAATCTGCGCGGCCTTTTTTGCCTGCTTATCGGTTAAATTCTTATTGTGCTTTCGCTTAAATTCTTCTGCTGTCCAAGGCATAATAATCACCAGAAATAACTAATTATTCCCATAGCCAGAAGCGCAATCATGAAACTCATCAAACCCACAGCTAAACACACAGCGATATAATCAAATTGGAAAATCAGAAAATCTAAAACCTCTTTTAGTTTTTTCATGGCTCACCTCAACAATATATCCCAGCTCCCTCGATAGATAGAAAACCCGTTTTTCTTAAAACACACCGACAAACATCACAGTAACCCTGAAAGCTACGCGCCGTCAGTTTGTGGCAATAAATACATTCATACTTTTCTGTTTTTCTCTGAGGATAATTTTTTCTCTTTTTACGCTTTTCGTTTCTTACGTTGGAACAGTGATTGCAAAACTGTCTCCGGCTGTAAGCATCGGGAATTATATTTCCGCACATCTCACAATGCTTGTCTTGTCTCATGATACCACCCGTTTTATACGCCTTATGTGTTTTTTGTTTTCTTTCCTTTAGCTGTAATTCTTTTATTTTTTTTATTAATAATTCCGGCGCGATTATTTACCTTCCGCCTCAAACCACGTTCCCCATATCGGGCATTGACGTGTCATATCAGTGTCCTATCCCCTTCGCTAAATCCATAAGTGCCGTTGGTAAGACAGCTTTTTTAAAATCATTACTTCGCGTTTCCGATTCCCTCGCATTATATTTACCGTTCTCTATTTTTAAAACGGCTTCCAAAAATTGAGGTATTGCTTTGACTTTTTCTTTGCTTTTAATCAGCGATTCAAGGCAGTGAAGAATTGCGTCATGGTTCATATTTCGTTTATTAGCTTGAACGAAGACTAATATCTTGCGCTGATCTCTTTCGTCAGGGTATCGTTCTCTGGTTTTATCAAGAATAGTTTTTAAAGAGGCCATTAAGTTATCCACAGGTGGCTCTTGCTCCGGAGTTGTATTAGCTTCTCTTATCTTATCTTCTCTTATCTTAGGGCAGACTATTTCCGGCGTTATTCCGGCGTTACTCCGGAGTTTATCTGGAGTATACAAAGGAATGTCTGGCTTTCCTTCTTTATCTTTATTAATTTTTGGCTGTTTCTCTTGAAAATCTGGATAGTTAAGATATGTTTCATTGCCTACCTGATAACGGATGATAAGGCCACTTGCCTCTAGTTCGTCTAGTGCCGCGGCAATGTTATCCACAGAATGCCCCAATCTGGTAAAAACAAGGTTGTTGACCATAACTGGATCAGCATAGAAGTTCCCGTTTACGTCCAGATGCGACAACATCCAGGTATATAACAGCCGCACCGTGTCACTGGATAATGAAGCCAGTTTTTGACTCTTTGAGATTCTATTTTGCAACATCCTTCCTCGTGCCATAAACCACCCATTATTGATTTTTCTCAACTTCTAAATAATGTTCGAGGGTTGCTTTCCAACCATCTTTAAAAAAGGCATCGTTCTTTTTTACAACGCGGTTTTTGCGTTCCGTAATATCCCAGTGCCAATCTTCACTTCTAACGCCACTGGTAATAATTATGTCTTTAAAATTTGGGTCTTTGTGCGCCGCTTCCACTCCCAGGGTGTGATGATAACTGCACAAGCAAATCCCGTTTTTCGGATCATATCTTGTTGATGTGTTTCTTTTGGAATAGTAGTGGTGAGGGTTTAAATATTTTGCCTGGACATGGCAGTTAGGATATTCGCATTTATTTCCGGCGCGAAGTTTAACAACCTCACCCCAAAGTTTAAGCAGGTGCTTGTCTGATACTGACTTCTTTTTTGATCTACTCATCCATAAACCCATCGTGCGAATTTGCTTTCCGCACAGACTCAACAAAATTATTCAGTGCCGCTTCTCGTGCGGCCTCGTTGGCGCAATTTCTGTAATTATTTCTGACAAACCAGAGGCAGTCGCCAGTGAACCCTTCCTCAAAAAACTCACACTCCGGAGAGCCGTAAGGTTTAGAGCATTTGAAGCGCGTAGAACATAAAATTTTTTTCATTTTTAAAAATCATCAAAGTTGATGGCGCCATTTGTGGCTTTAATTATCTGCTTAATAGTCCGCACGGATGGCACGGCACCACCAAGCAGATTATAAAGGGTTTGCCTAGTAATTTCAGCATCTTGCGCGAATTTCGTCTTCGTGATTTTGTTCTTTTTAAGAAATTTTTTAAGTTTCATGATTGACATGCTAACACAACTTTTTTATAGTGTCAAATAAATTTTATGTTGTATAGTAAAAATAACTTGACAAATCTTTTCGACTTTAGTATCGTATGCACAACGAGGCAGAAATGAATCAAGCAGAAAAACAGAATGTAAGAGATTTCGCGGACGCGATCATATCCGCGAGCGTGAAACTGGGAGCAATATTTTATTTATTGAACGGCGAAGCTCGTAATCAGGAGCCAGGCGACAATGCGTCACTAACGGACAAAGCGTCCACCTGTATAGGCTCAACGATTGCTAATGAGCGTTACGGCAACGACACCAGCCGTAAACAGTAGCCACAACAGGGCGGGTGCAACCCACAGCACTACTAGGAAAGGAGATTGGCGGGGCAATGAGAATGCAAAACCACGGGATGAGTTTCTAACCGTGTGAGATCGCCCAAAGCCCCGCCAAATTTAAAACATGGAACAGGATTTAAGTTATTTACGGACCGACTACGCCAGAGAAAAAGACCTCGAATGTTATCGCATCGAGGAAAAAGAGGCGGAAGCAAAGCGCAAAAAAGAAGCGGAAGAAGAATGCAAGCAGAAATGAATTTTAATTTGCCGCGTCCGGCGGATTTGTTTAAACCTGGCACACAGGATTATCGCCTGTATGAGAGATTGCTTGCGGCTCCGATAACCAACGCG